AGTGTACCAGCCCAAAGCATGAGACCAATTACAACAGCTTGTACAAATGAAGATGAGATTGTTTTTTTTAAACGGTCTGCTAATAAAATATCAGTTGATTTTAATACAGTTCCTCCTTTTATTGCTTTAATTGCATTTAATATTTCAATATATTCTGGACTAGATAGTAGCAATGTTTCGATGTATTTTTCAAATACAGGTGACCGTGATTGCAGTGTAGATAATATTTTTGCAGTTTTTGTTAAATATTCTTGTTTGGTTTTAGTGGGATTTTTATTATAAAAATCAATTAATTGTTCAGCAGCTGCTAGCATGACTTTTTTATCATTATCAGTTAGAGGATATGTTTGAATAGTTGATTGTGTTTTAACAGTAGTTTGTAATATATCGGCAATCTGTAATATAGCAGTGCGTACAATTAGCCCATTAATAATAATATCAAGAGAATTATTTGATTTGTCCAGCCAAGTTTCTATTGTTTTCTGTGATGTATTAGAATTATTGGCTAAATAATCACGTTGTTCTTGAAACACTCCTTCAATGAGTGATGCATCACGCAGATTTTTAGTAAGAAGGGTGTTTCCATAACGTGTTTTAATATCTTGTTCTTTTACTTGTATTGTATCACGTTTTTGCTGAATATAAGCTCGTTGATCTGCAGATTGTTGTCGCAGTGCATCAAGACCGAGGTCAACGCGAAGTGTGTTTGTACTTGGTGATTGAATCCCCGCCGCAGATGCAGAGGCTGTTGGCGCTGCACTAGAAGCCATTCTGTGCATAGAGCCGGAAATCTTTACAATATAAATAGACTCATGAGAAACATGGATTTATTTATATTTGCATATTCAGAAAAACCTACACATATTATGTAATATAGAAACTATATGCTCATCAATTTCTGGTACAGATAATGATACATAATTATAAATAATTGTGCGGAAGAATGCAAATTCATATATTCCTAATAGCGCAACCATAGCAATATTCTCAATAAATACACGCTTCCAATGAAATTTAAGGCGCTTATAAACTGCAATTCCAGATAAAATACCTGTAAAAGCTGTTAGAGAAACAAAATACATCCAAGCCTGTATTTGCAAATTTGTATTATATGTAGACCGCGAATTTGATGCGTCTGCTGCTATTAGGGATACATTTGTTGGATTTATAAATAAAAGAAGTACATCATTTACAGGTATTGTTATATTTGGTGACCATGTTGTACAACTATCCGCAAGTCCATATACATATTTATCAATTGTTTTAAGAAGACCACTGTCTTCGGATTTTGATATAAATTGAAAGAAAAAAACTGTTTCGAATAATGCAATTAGAGAGATGTGAATACAAAGGCTCACAAATTTTTCATACCACCATACAAAGTCAAAACGAGGTTTAATTGCAGATATAGGAATATTGAGTGGTTCACGAGTAGGTGTTTGAGCTGCTGCAGATGCGACCACAAGAAATGAATCTGAATAGGATGGTGGACGGAGGATTGGTGGGCGAAGCATAGGGACTTTTAGGCGTTGTAGGGTTGGTTGCTGGTCAAATGCGGTCAACTCCAATGATGAATCAGATAAACCAATTTGCTCATCCATTATGAGAGCTTGTTAACATAACTTCTAATAGTAATCCTTACGCCGGCTGGTTTATAATGCATATTTCAAGCCACCTGTACCATTTGAAATAATTACCCAGTTTATAGATTCTATATATATTGTTATATCATATAAATATGTTGTGTTTGGTGGTAATGGATATGGGTTCAAATCAACTTGGAAATTTTTAATACGGCTTGAATTTATAGAGCCACTTGGTTGTACCGGTGAATTTTTAAGACTGAATGGATATGGAACAGCACATGTATTATTTGTTCCTTTATAATATTTATAGGGAACTAATTTGCGGAAATATTCTGCAGTACGATCATCTTGTAATGCATTACCATCGCATAATACAGAAAGAGTGCGAATAATATCTTGCTGTCCTTGAGGTACAAGTAGACCTGATGTATTAAATGTTGAATTAGGAGGTGTTAATCCAGGTGTTCCAATAAATGGTGCAATATCAGATATCCAATTTGTCCAATTAAATTCATCATTTCTATAAGGAATTGCATCTGAGCGTCGTGGAATTGTTATAAGGCGCGTAATAGGATTATGAATTTCGAGTTGTAAATAATTACGTTTAAATTCCGATGGGAAATTATATGATTTTATTTGATATGTTAAATATGTAAGTTGAGTTGTTGCAAATACAGTGCGTTCTTCATCACTTAGATATACATATGTACCAAATACACGCGGCTGGTATGGTATTATATCAAGTGTTGGTGTTGTTGATCCAATATCAACAAGAAAATTACGAATACGCGGGTCATTTGTAATAGGTGTAAAATTTGGGTCTGATATATATGTTGGTATACCATTTTGATAATTAGAATTAGATGCATTCATAATATAGCCAGGGGCAACACGATACCCACTAGGATCAAGAATTGTATATAATTCTTGTATAGGGCGAAGTGTAATTTGAAGTTCAACCTCTTGTAATTGTAATGCACATAAAGGAAGTGATAAACTAGGATCTTCTGTAAACCAGAAAGGGAGTGGTACAAAAATATCGCGTCCAAAAATGGAAGGTCGATTAAGTTGTGCACCAGATGCGAGAGTTGGATTTTGAAAGACAGTTGGATATTGACCTTGTATAGAGCGAGCAGTTAGACCACCGCTATATGCTCCATTTGGCGGGTCATATAAATCTGGGAGATGTCCAACCAGGTACTCCCATTTAGAACGAGTATCTTCATCCATATCTAAACTTGCTTTTGCAACCATATAGGTTCCATCAAATTCCTGGATTTTTTGACCACCTACAAATATTGCAACATTTTCGATTAGGCGACATCCTAAATATTTTGACCATGCAAATTCATATTGACTAAATCGTGTATTAGGATCTACAAATTTTGAAAAAATATCAGGAATTGTAAAAATAAGATAAAGGTCGCGTAGCAAATCCGCATTGCGTGGAATCTTCGCACGGATAAATGTATTTCTGTCCCATGCTAACTCATTTGGACCATCTACTGCGATTGTAAATGACTCCTCAAAATAATGTGTATATTTTCTAAATACTTTATAAAAATAAGACATATCTGGGTTTGCACTCAATAATGTATTTTGTGCTCCATATGTGACAAATCCATAAAAACCGCCACCTGGCATATTACTGTTTTAATACATAGAAAAGAGCCTTAAAATCCGCACGTAAGATATTAACAATTAGAGAAATTGATAGATATTTCTAATTGTTATTAAAGATGTAATAGAAGTCGGAAGTATTTACTGGCTAGTAATCCACCAATCATCTGCTAAATATGGCGGCTTATCTTGTACTGTAGGATCGGTCTTCTTAGATGGTCCATTATTTAGGATTTCATTTATTTCAGTGTAGCTAAGTGCATAATTGTAATATGTAAGTAAACTGATTGAACCAGATATGGAGCCAAATACATTAAATGATTCACCATTAAGAGATGAAATAAGATTTCCATTTACAGTAATACGACGTTGGCTAAATACATGGATGCTCTGGAAATTTTGATAAGGCACTGATTTCTCAAAATTAATGCGCTTTGCAATATTTCCATTAATAAATACATTCATGCCATTATCTTCACACATAAGCACAACATGTACCCATTTATTTACAGGGAAATTTTCAATATCTACATGCTTATTCCAACCTGCAAATGTATTCATATATACACGCATTGTATTGCGATTATTGTGCATATATACACCAGGTCCTAATAATGGATATTGGCACCCGTAGCCTTTATGGAATACGTGTTTGAGACCATCTTCATTGCCAAATGTAGCCTGTTCAACATATACGAAGAATGAATAGGAGAATTCTGCACCAGTACGTTCATTGTCGGATAAATAGACTGACTTGGAATTACCATCGGATGGATCTTGAGAGAATGTATACATCTTTGCACTTCCTGCAGTGAATGGAATGAGGTCAGTTTGTGTCTTGTTGACGCCTGAAATTAGGCGATACATATATTCGGAGCCAAACATGACAAAGTGTAGAATGATTAGTATAATAAAAGCCATAATAGCTTGCGCCGGATATGAGGTATATCCTGTATTTATACCGCTATTCGGGGACGACATCTATAGTTATAAGCGGAATTTAAGAGGCAGCTGACGCAGAGGTGCTTTTAGGGTGGTTCGCTATGCTTGTAGCTATTTAAGTTGTGGAGAGACTCTAATGGAGGGGTTCTAGGGGACGCGCCGTCCCCTAGTTCATATTAGGGTAGAACTGATTATCAAGTGCAGTTGGGTCAAAGAAACTGCGGAGCCAATCCCAGAAAGATGTTATACCAATTGGACCTGCTTGATACATACGATTTGCTTCATCAGGGTTTAATGCAACATTTCCTACTTGCAGATTTGCCATATATCCGCCAAAGCCATTTGCATTAAAAGCAGTTAATTGATATCCACCAGATGGTACTCGGAAGAAACTTGGCTGGATGCATGAGCGAGCCAGTTTACCATCAATATATACATCTGTTGTCTTACCATTTAATACAACATTGACCAGTGTCCATTTTTGCAGTTCAATATTATTGATATCACAGCTGCCCTGAATATTTGCTAAAGGACCACTTGCAACAACGGGGTTATTAAAGAGCTCACCAACATTTGTGTTTGTAAGAGTAGAGGTATTATTAGTGACTGCGTTAGGATCTTCAGATTGTACACGAACATGTAGGGTGTTGGTATTTGCACCTAAGTACACTACAAGTGTATAAAAGCCATTTGCAACAGAGCCAATGGATAAAATATGCTTGTTATAGCCTGAACGGGCGCCCCAATTTTGTACATACATCCAGAAACTCACACTGTATTCACCGCCTTCCATTAAGGGAGGGAATTGATCAGATGTTTTAGTTAATGCTTGTACCTGATTTACATTACGTACCTCTTGGAAAAGAACAACACTTGCTTGTGCAGTTTGTTTAAATAAAAACTGATACAAATAATATAATGCAATTACACCGCCCACAATGATAAACATTTTTATAAATATTGATATACCTTCAGCGGCGTCCATTCTAATATACTATTAAAGCTTAATTTTAAGAACAATTTTCTTATGCATAAGGTGTTTGCCATTCTTGTAGGGCATTTTTGGGTTGTCGTGCATCTGCTCCACAGAAAAAGCCGCCGGGACAGCTGAACATTGTAAACGGATTTACTATATTAAAACTTGTATCCGTCGGAGGTTTATGACGTGTATCAGATGTGCTATCTAATTCCTTTTTAATGTCTTTTAGAGACAGACGATAGTTGTATACACGCCCTTCTGCAAATGTACCGCGTACTTGTGGTCCGCCCATCTCTAAGCTTGCAGT